TAAATTTGCTACTATTGCAGGACCACAGGGCGGATCAACATTAAATGGTGATGCACTTAAAGCAGAAGCACAAACTGAAATGGACAAACTTGAAGAAGACCTAAAATTACAGGTTGCAGGTGGTGTTGGTTACGGTTTCAGTATTGGTTAAAAAGTACTTGACAAAAGCATAAATTTATACTATACTATAACTTAAAATAAACTTATAGGAGTATTACTTGTGCTAATAGGCATTTGCGGTTTAATTGGATCTGGTAAAGATACAGTCGCTCAAAATTTAATAGATAATCACAACTTTGTAAAGATATCATTTGCTGATAAACTAAAAGACGCAGTTAGTGCTATGTTCAATTGGGATAGAACACTACTTGATGGCAAAACTGATGAGTCGAGAGAGTGGCGTGAGCAAATAGATCAATATTGGACTCAAGAAACAGGTAGAGAAATTACACCAAGACTTGTACTACAAGAATTTGGTACAGAATGTATGCGTAATGGATTTTACGATGGCATTTGGGTAAGTCTTACTAAAAAGCACATTATAGACAATCCTAACACAAACTTTGTAATACCAGATGTACGGTTTCCTAATGAAGCAAAAATGTTATACGAAATAAACGGAGAAGTTTGGCGTGTAAAACGTGGACAAGATCCTATCTGGTTTAGAATATATCAAGATGTTGGTGTTGAGCCTAAAGATGTACATGCATCTGAGTGGGCTTGGGCACATACAAAGTTTTCACAGACTATTGATAATAATGGTACGTTATTAGATCTTAAAAATCAGGTTCAAGATCGCCTTGTTTCCAACGTGACCCCTCTCTCTGCATAGCAATCTGACAATTAGAACAGATAGTTTTCATATTACTGGGCCTGTTATTGTTTAGATCACCGTCAAGATAAAACACCCGCATTTGCTCTCTATACATGGCTTTGAAGTTACATTTTTCACAATGCGTTTTCTGTCTATAACCAGCAAGATACCATTTTGGTTCGCCCAGTTCTTTACCCTTGTTGCGAATACATATATCGCACTTGGTTCTATAAAAAGTCTTGTTGGCTTTCTTATAATTAACAGCAACAGGTCTTTTACCGCACTTGCATAAAGGTCTCATACTTGTATTTACCTACCCTTTTCATGCCCTTTTTCAATAGGTGTTTTGGATACTTTTATTGCAACGTTGCTAAATACATATAATAAGTTCAACAGGAGAAAAACAAATGGCAAACTTAGTATCACCAGGAGTACAGGTCAGCGTTATAGATGAAAGTTTCTATACCCCTGCTGAACCAGGAACTACCCCAATGATTTTTGTTGCAACGGCGCAAGATAAAGCGAACGCCAGTGCAACAGGTACAGCAAGAGGAACAACGAAAGCGAATGCTGGAGTTCCGTTTTTGCTTACTTCACAAAGAGATTTATCCGAAACTTTTGGAGATCCCTTATTTTATACAGATAACAACAATAACCCAATTCATGGATCAGAGATTAATGAATATGGTCTACAAGCGGCTTACTCATACTTAGGAGTTTCCAACAGAGCATTTGTTGTAAGAGCAGACATTGACTTGAACGAACTTCAAGCAACTGCTACTGCACCAGCGGCTGATCCGGCTGATGGAACTTACTGGTTTGATACGCAAATTAGTAGAATGGGAATTTTTGAGTGGAACGGCAACGCCGCTACTACTACAGGTGGACAAACGTTCACAATGAAAACCCCTACAGTTATTACAGACAAAACTAAATTAGTTGGTGCACAAGACACAGGTGCTCCTTTAGCATCAGTTGGTGCAATTGGTGACTACGTAACAGTAGCAACAACTACAATTAACAAAACGTACTACAAAAATACAAGTGGTACTTGGGTTAAAGTTGGAACTGACGCATGGCAAGCAAGTTGGCCTACAGCGGTTGCATCTGAAAGCAATCCAACTGTAACAGGTGGTAAAACTTTAACTATTAACAGTAACACAATTACAGCATCAGGAACTACTTTAGCAGATGTTGTTAGTGATATTACTGGCGCAGGTATTACAGGCATAACAGCAAGTGCAGTAAACAGCAGATTGAACATTTTCTCAACTGGTGTTGCAGTTGTAGTTGCAGACGGTACAGGTTTAGCGGCTGAAGTTGGTTTAACAGCGGCAACTTACAATGCACCACAATTACAAATTAGTGCTCACACAAGTGTTCCAGAATTTAAAACAGCAGACACAACACCAAGACCAAGCGGAAGTATTTGGTTTAAAACTACTGACGCAAACTTAGGTGCTAAACTTTATGTTAAAGAATGGAATGGTACTACTGAACTATGGGACAACAAATCAGTTCCAATGTATGCAAACAACATGACAGCATTAAAAGGCTTAGATTCAACAGGTGGAGGTGTAAACCTTTCAGTTGATACTTACTATGCTCAAACAAATGTTACTGAAGGTGCAAGTCCAGAGTATGATTTTAAACTGTTTAAAAGAGTTGCTACTGGATCTACTAAGATTACATCAGCAATAATTAGCACACAAGTAACTTCGGCTTCTTATACATTTACAATGAGTGAGTCAACTACAAACTCAGCAACAATGAGTTCACCAGTAACAGTTAGCATTACTGCATCAGGCGCGGCGGCAGACGCTGAAGAAATTGCAGGACAAATTAACAGTGCTGGATTTACTAATATTGTAGCAAGTGTAGATGCTTCAAACAGAGTTGCAATTGAACACAACGATGGCGGAGAAATTAGAATTGTTGACACCGATGGTGGTTTAACATTAGCAGGATTTACTCCATATGTTAATGCAAACACAGGTACAGCAAACTTATACTATGTTCCAGGAACAGACAATTCAACTAATCCTAAACAGTATATGGCTTCGAATTGGCAAGTACTATCATACACAGCAGGTGATGATGCACCAAGTGCATTAGCATTAGATGGTCAGTTATGGTACAACAGTATTGTTGACGAGTGTGATATTATGTTACACAACGGAACTACTTGGGTAGGTTACCAAGATAGCTCAACAGGGTTCCCAAACAGTTCACCAAATGGTCCAATTGTTAGTGCAACACAACCAACTACACAGTCAGATGGTTCAGCACTTGTAAACGGAGACCTTTGGATTAGTACAGCAGACTTAGAAAACTATCCTGTAATTTACCAATACAATGGAACTACATTGAAATGGGTATTAAGAGATAGCACAGACCAAACTACAGAGAATGGTGTGTTGTTTAGTGATGCACGTTATAACACAGCAGGTGCTAACAGTGGAACAGCAGGTACTATTGCAGACTTAGCGGCAAGTAACTACTTAGACCCAGATGCTCCAGATCCAGCACTATATCCAAAAGGTATGTTGTTATGGAACTTAAGACGCAGTGGATTTAATGTTAAGAAATTTGTACGTAACTCAATTGACGTAGCAGAAGATAATGCACGTAACAGCGACGAATCAATGGCGGCTTACTATCCACATAGATGGGTAACTGAAAGTGCTAACCAGGGTGATGGTTCAGGTACATTTGGTCGTAAGGCACAGCGTAAAGTTGTTGTACAAGCGTTACAGGCACTAATGAATAGCAACCAAGACATTAGAGATAACGAATCAAGAATCTTTAACTTATTAGCAACTCCTGCTTATCCAGAGCTAATTGGTGAAATGGTTACATTGAATAATGACAGAGGCTTAACAGCATTTGTTGTTGGTGACTCTCCAATGAGATTAGCAAGTGATGCCACAGGAATTAACAACTGGGCAACAAACGTTAATGGTGCTGTTGAAGATAACGACAATGGATTAGTAACAAGTGACGAATACTTAGGTGTATTTTACCCAAGTTTATTCACAAGTGATAATGCAGGTAACAACGTAGTTGTTCCAGCATCACATGGTATACTTAGAACTATTGCATTAAGTGATCAAGTTAGTTACCCATGGTTTGCTCCAGCAGGA